GCTTGTGGGTAATCGCGCGCGAAAGATTAAGGTATCTTTTGCATGTTAAATTATTACCTTACTAATAATAATAATAGAAACAAAAACAGGAAAAGAAATAATAATAGATCTCAACGAGTTAATGCACCAACATCAACAGGGTTGAGAACGTCTGGGGGTAAGCCGCAGACAACACCAGCAGGAGCTGGATCAACACGAGCTAGACACCGTGAATTCATCAAGGATATAACTTCAGATTATACATTTGAAAATGGAGTTTTGGAGCTTGGTATCAACGCAGGAGATACAGAAATGTTCCCATGGTTGTCTAAAATTGCTAATGGATACGAACGTTATTGTGTGAACAGTATGACAATTTCGTATGAACCATTCGTTAGCACACTGGAAAGTGGAGCTGTAATAATGCAGGTAGATTATGATCCCGCTGACGAGCCACCTCTATCTAAGAGCACCATGCTCAACAGTTTAGGTGCTACTCGTTCAGCAGTTTGGATGAAATCAACCATGCCTTTGAGTCGAAAAGAGTTAAGCTATGATGATCATTTATTTGTGAGACATACTTTGCGATCAGGATTCACTCAAAATTTAAAACTCTACGACGTTGGTACGGTCTTCGTAGCATTAACCGATGTACCAGATTACTCACTTGAAAATGTGACCAACAAGTCCTATGGTGAGATATGGGTTACTTATGATATCACCCTTATGGTTCCAGCGTTTCACAAATCGGAACCAGACACAGCTGAATCAAATTTAGTTGCAGCAAATTATAACAATTTGTTGGGTGCCCTTAAGTCAGACAACCCAAATGCCCTAATTCGAGGTAGCACAGTTAACTTTGCAACAGCAGATAATAAGCAAGGTCAAACTGCCATCACTTTTAATGAACCATTCACTGGGCTCTTACAATTTGAGCAAACAGGGTATGCCAATGATAATACAACATCATTGGAGTTACAACCCATAACGGACCCTGCTGATGGATGGATCTCCAAATTAGCAAAACTAGGCGGAATCGCAGTAGATTATGTACTCAATGATAACAAGTGGAAATACTTGTTGGAAGTAGTGGCAGATGCAGGTGATAGCGTAGTATTTGATGCTCTAGCAGTTGGAGCTGGAGATATCACAACTTGGGTTGGTGATATAGTGATGGCATTGTCTCCTTATGCGGAGGTATTGATGTTACCGTTGATTGGATTAGCATCAGTTGACCAATTTGAAATCACACGGCGTATCCAAAGTCCTAATAAACGTAACTTAATACCAGATGATGAGATATTGAGTAGAAGGGATTGGGTTCGGAAAGTTGTTTCAGGAAAGAGACCACGAATTGACGATCTATTGCGGACAGACACCGCGGAAACTTGGCGGACAGACACCGCCTTAACAAATGTGGTTTGATCAACCAGCAGGAAAAATTAGATCTGGCGGACAGACACCGCCTAACCAAATGTGGTTTGATCGACCAGCAGGATAAACCAGATCACACACCTAAATATAAAATAAATAAACAACAACGGAGGTAAAATAACATGACCGAGAAGATGCACCATAGCCACATTCTAACCAACAGAATAACCGCTGGAATACCGGTATAAGCCAGATTACCTGAGTCGATATTAGACAGGATAGACGAATAGAAAGAGCCCTACATGTAAGTAGCCTAGGTTTGCGAACCAAATATGGCCAGTGTGGATGTTTGTGTAATTCGGATGAAGCCTGCCTTCGGCAATAAGGCCTAGGTCTAGTCAACCTGAGATATTCTGATGAATGGGTGCGAGCAGGAAGTAATAACGCGCAGATGTTTGAGGGTTTTGGGGATCCAATGTCCCCTCTCTCAACCGGACACAACCGGTTTGAAAAAGACGTTACCAACACGGTAAGTTGGTGGAAGATGGAAAACTGATCTTAAAAAGCTGGGACCTCACCCGATTAGAGGCAAATGTTAGTTGGTTACTAATGAGCTGTTGTAAACTTGAACAGTAGACGCCAGAACTGCGGCGCACGTATTCCGAGAGGAAACGTCCGACGGGATAGCAACCGTAATATGAAGGAAAACATA